CTTTTTCGGTTAATGTTTTATTTAGCATATTTTGACAGAAAGGTCTACTATCACGAACCAAAGTGCCAGTATAGGTAAAATGATTTAATCCTGCTTCTTTTGCTTTTGCTACTGTAAATTGACCATGAAATTGCATAACACTATCATGTGCTATTTGGCTTGCATATCTTCTCAAGTTATTGCCTGCCCTATCTGATGCATATTGTGTGTGTAATTTACGAACAGCTTCTTCAACTGCTTGTTTTTTACCTTCATCAAATTTATTTTCATTAATAAAATCAACTAATTCATTTATCTCGCTTGTATTAGATTGCTTATAAACACCATTTATGTGTGCTCTTATATTACTAACCATATCTTCAAATGGTCTGCCTGCAATTACACTTTGATAGACCTCATCATTTATTACCTTTAAAAATCTTTCTGCTACATCTTCAAATCCTGCAAATACTTGATATTTAAGGTTATTTATGGTTTGTAAGTCTATTTCTGTTAAATTTTTAAATTTATTTGGTATTGGCATTTTACCAAATGTATCTAATACTTCTTTTGCAATTTTGTTGTAATCTTCATTAACTATTAAATCAGCCTCATTAATAAATGTATTTTCTAATACTGCTTTTAATTTTGGCTGTAATTGTATTGCAAGTCTTTGTGAAACCAATTGACCTTTTGTTGCTCTTGTTACTTCTTTAACAACATCTTCTTCTAAACGATATAAAACATTTATTATTCGTTCTTCATGTTGATCGGCTAATTTATCTAATATTTTTGACATTTTATAATGGAAAGTCTTTTTTCCATGCTCTTATAGACCAATATGCAGGCGATAATGTTTTTTGACCTTTAACTTCTTTTAAAACACCACCCATTCTAGCCAAAAAAGATTTTTGTCTTGCAGGTATATTTTTCTTTATAGACATGCCTCTAGCACCAAATGTTACTTTTTTTATACGACCAGTAGATTTATTTTTTACATAAACACCAAACTTTTTACGTTTAGATTCTGCTGTAGATAACCTAAATGGTTTGTTTAATGTTACTTTTCTTCCTCTATATTCAGCCATTTTTAAGCCTTTCATTAAGAATGGTTTTACACATTGAGCATCGCCAAACATTTTTTATTATTTCAATCATAGCTATTTTGCACCTAATGCATAATTTAACTTTGTCAGCTATTTCTTTTTCCTTTTTCTTTTACTGGCTCTTCTAATAATATCTTTATCAAATGTTCCAGACCTACCTCTGCTTATCAATTTATTAACTCGAGCCATTGCCCATGCTGACATTGGTATTCTTGGTCTGCTACCACTTGAAAGAAATGCACCTTGGCCTCTTTTATAAGAAGCCTTTAAATCTGCCAAATTAAATAATTTTGATTTTTTTGCTTTTGCTTTTAGTGTTGCAACAACTCTTGCTGATAAAGGTTTTCCAAATTTTCTTGCCATTATGATCTGTTCCTTCTTCTTAAAAGAGAAAGAGGTATTTTTGCACCTGCTTTGTATAAAGAACTAATTGTTTTTAATAAATTAGCTCTTGCACTTCTTTTTGCACCTTTTAAACCAGATAAATATTTTTTTGGTATCTTGGTTTTTTTATCTTTTGGTACTTTACGTTTCCTCGCCAACTGTTTGTCCTTCTATTTCTGTTGTTTGAAATTGTCCTCTTGCAATTCTTGTTGCATCAATTTCATCATTAATGGTTTTTATTGTTTCATTATCATCAATAACAGCTTCTGCAATTTGCTTATCAATTTCTTTGTTAAAAGTTTCTGATTTAATACCAGATGCTTTTGCCATTTGTAAATATTGAAGATCATTAGCCCAATCTCTAATATCAAATGTATCTGGATAATTAACACTTCCGTCCCAATCTTTATCTTGCCATCTAGCAAATAAAGACCAAATCTGTTCTTCAGCATTTTCTAAATAATCAGCCTTTTCAGATAATCTGGCATTTAATAATTGAAATTCTGTTTGTAATGCTATGCCACTTGCTATTTGTGTTCCAGTTGATCTAACAGAACCCATATGTGTAATTCTATCAATAGCATCAATTTTACTTTGTATTGATTTTAAAATACCATCTAAATTTTGACCACTTGGTTGTATGATGTATGGTTTTAATGCAGATTCTAAATCTTCTGGTATTTCTATTATTGCACCTGCACCTGCACTAGCTTCTACATTAGGTGTTTTTACTAGACTTGGGTGGTTTGCCAATCTGATTAATTGTTCTTTTTCTGAGTAATCATTATAAATGCCTTGTTGTAAAGGTGCGACATCTGCAAGATCAGATATACCTATTGGTCTTTTATTTCCTCTTAAATTATAAACATTTACTGCAGGTATTCTTCCTATAGGATTTGGTATTTCTTCAATAAGTTTTACTTCGCCTTCTGCATATTCTTGTTCATATTCTTCTACATGATATGTGCTTATTGTTTCTTCTGTAAATACTTTAACAATAGCTCTTTCTGCATTTATATCTTCAACTAAAACCAATAAATCTAAATAGAACCTACCACTAGCAGACCTTTTATAATTCCAGTTAACAACATTTTCTGGTGTATAAATTGATATATATGGTCTTATATCTTGTGCTAGTTCTTCTGCTCTTGTATTTGCATTTGATTGTGGCTTGTCTATAATAACCCAACAATTACCATAAATACTTGCATTCATTTGTACTTCACGCATGACAGTATTAAATGATCTTCCATCTAGATCAGCATCTTGTAAAAAAGAACTTAATTGTAAATCGCCATCTAAACTTCCATAATCTCTTGTTGGTGGCACTCTCCAAAGAAAACTTGTATAAATCTGCACAACATTCTTACAATGATTATCTAATGGTGTATGCCTAATTCTTTGATCATATTCTTCTGGTGTTTCAAGTATGTATCTATGTAAATAGTAACCATTTTTGTAATCATTTCCCCCTAAATAACTACGAATATAAAACTCCCAATTAGATATATGTGCATTCCATAAATCGTGTTTATTTGTAAGAAATTCTCTGTTCATCAGCTCCACCTTTGTTGAGGACTAGGTACAAAATTCCTTTTGAGTGGAAAGTTAAACTCTACTAAATATCCGAGTGCATCATTCATATGATCGTAACCACTATCCTTGTCTGGTATGTGTGTACCTTCTTTGTATATTTGTCGTTCTATGCTTTTAATTACATTTTTGCAAGATTTTAAAATAAACAAATTATTTTTTCCATTAACATTTTTTAATTTTGCATTTACTGCATTTATCCTATCCCTTACCAGTGGTGCTGTACTTCTACATCTTACATCAAATCCTGCGTTTTTCAAGATACTTAAGTCAGTTAATCCACCTGCAGAGGTTTTTCTTTGTCTGGCACTAGGGTCTGGGTACACAACAATCTTTTTATTTTGATACCTATTATGAATTTCTTCGCACATTTCTTGTGTATTTGAACTATAAATTTGAATTTCATCTACAACAATAATTAAATCTCTTTCAATTATACAAACAACTGCTGTCATTGGGTCTACGTTAAAATCAAGCCCTATATGTAAAATTGGTGAATTTCTTTTGTATGTATCAATTATATTTTTTTGTCTGTTAAAATTATAATAGATCATACCAGAATAATTAACAAATGTAGCTTCGTATTCTTGTTGAAATGTTCTTATATCTAAATCTTGTTTTGCTTGTTCTATTTCTTCTGCACCAACTTGACCACCTTCTAATGTTGTATATTTAAATGATGACCATTCATTATTGGTTTCGCCTTGTTTAAATAATTCATATGACCAATTACCAAAACCTCTTGGACTTCCACAAAATAAAGCATGCCCTTTTTTATCTGATAATGTTGGTCTTAATACCTCATACCAAGCTTGTTTGTGTATATCTGCAAATTCGTCCATAACCAAAAAATCTAAGCCTACACCTCTTAATGATTGCTCATTGTCTGCACCTCGTAGTGTAATTTTAGAATTATTTTTTAATATTATAGTTAGATCACTATGATTGATATTCTTTACCCATCTATGCTCTATCAATCTGTCTTTTAATTCTGTCCAACAAATCTGTTTGGCTTGTCTATAAGTTGGTGCCACATACCATACTTTTTTATTGGATTTACTAGCAAATTTAGCTAATTCATTAATTGCAAGGTAAGTTTTACCAAATCTTCTGCCAGTTATAAGAACTCTAAAACGAGAATCATTGCTTATTACTTCTCTTTGTGGTTCAGATAATGGCATTAATTAGTCCAAGGCAATGGCTCTTCAAGTTGTGTTTCTTCTATTCTATCTTGTTGTCCTAACATATTTTTACCTAAAAAGATAAGCATACTTACATTTCCATTCTCGCATGCTCTCCATTGAAGTTGTCTTAATCTCATTTTTTGTTCTGCCCTACCTTTTGTCAGAAATTCCGAA